CCCGAAGGCGCCCCCTGGGATTGGTACAACCTTTCTCGCCCCGTTACCCGTGTAACGAAGGAGGTAGTCCTGATGAAAGCTTCTCTGACGGTAACCCCCAGGCTGGTTGGAAACAGCCGGTTTGGAGCAATGTCAGAGTTGCAGACGTGGGACTATCGAGCTCTGCTTTTCAGCATCAATCATCGCAAGCTCCCTAACGGGAGTTGGTCGGGAGGAGGACCTTTCTATACGTTCTCCTCTACGTGCAAGCACGCCTTGCAGATGAAGATGCCGTTGAACTTGCTAGGTACCGATTTCGGCTACTGGCAGATGTCAGGAGTCGTCGGCGGTCCTACGCATGTTCCTTCCACTTGGGCCGATCGTTATGATAGCTGGGGAGTCGCTGCGACGAAAGTCCAGGACTATATCCCAAAGGGCTATCAGAGGACCCGTCCAGGCAACCCGCGAGCAGATCTTGGGCAGTTCTTGATTGAACTGCGCGACATCCCAAAGCTGCCCCTGACAAAGGGGCTCTTTAAGGTGTCCAAGAGACCCGGCAAGTACGGCTTCCGAACCGTATCCGGCGTCCCTTTCCAGGAGATCCCGCGTGAGTTGTTCCGCAACTTGACGTCGCTCAGAAACCTCGGGTCTGAGTATTTAAACGTCGTGTTCGGATGGAAGCCCCTGCTGAGCGATCTGCGAAAGATGTACTATCTTTGGCAGGACGTTGATCGGAGAATGGGCCAAATCATTCGTGAGAATGGTAAGGCTATCTCCCGCAGGGCGAACGTTGAGACGTCCTCGACGCTCGATGTTGTTGATGGGCCGACGGCGCAGCCGTTTGCTTATTACAACATCTGGGGTGGTGTACCGAACTTCCCGACTTTCGAGGGGACAACGGTATTGACCCACCTCAAGAGGACGTACGCTCGTGTGTGGTACATGGCTAAATACCAGTACTACATTCCGGACGTTGGCAGTTCCTTGTGGACTACTAGAGCTAGAGCTGCACTCTTCGGAGTGTTGCCGACTCCCGCACTCTTGTGGGAAGTGCTTCCGTGGTCCTGGCTCATCGATTGGTTCACTAACGTTGGAGACATTTATTCCAACATTAGCCCGAATGCAGTCGACAACCTGGTGACGTTGTACTCGTACACGATGAAGAATGTCAAGACTTACGAGTCTTGGCACGCTCACGTGCACCACAGTGCAGGCACTGCGGTCTGGTCACACCCAGGCTGTGATGCTGGCTTCGCGTCGTACCTCAGTGAGGAGACGAAGTTGCGTTTCCCAGGCGGTAGCCCGTTCACGCTGAACACTAAGTTGGCGGACTTCAGTCCTTACCAGCTTGGTGTCCTCGCTGCCCTGGGATTGTCCCGGGGTGGAAAACATATTTCCTAGAGAGGTTCATATGCTTCCGGATCCTCAGTCTGTCACTTACGCGACCGTTGCGAAGTCGCTTCCTGCGATCAGCAGGGGCGATAGTTCCTCCTCCTACCAACTGTCTGATAGCGGTGTGACTTACAATCTCACCGTGTCTCACCAGTTCGCCAAGAGGAATCGGGCTGTCGTGCGGCTTCGTCGGGATTCCCTCGTGTCGGACGTCTTGGTGCCGGCGAACTCCGTCGCCGCCAGCATGTCCGCGACTTTCACGTTGGACTTTCCGACTACTGGGCTTACTCTCACGGACGCCGACAATCTCGCGCAGGCACTCATTGCCTGGCTCGGGGTCAGCGGTAGAATCCTGAGAGTCGCCGGTGGGGAGACTTGAGCCAGAAGGAAACTTCGGCTTGAGAAGGTTTCGTACAAGGACGTGGATCTTGGAAGATCCTGGATGGCAAACACCCTCGAAAGGATGCTGCCATGAAAAGCCTTGTAGAGCTTCTCGCACTCCTCGTGCTGGATTGCGCGAGGAAGGTTGGTGCCCAGTGCCACCGCGACGTTGAGACGTTGCGGTGGCGTGTCGAACACGAGGGTGATAGTTTCATTACTATCACTCTTCCTGCCTTCTGCAAAGACTTTGAAAGAAGTCTCGACAGAGGGTGGATTGCTCCTGGTGATTTCGTCTCTTTTGGAAAGACGGACACCGGAATTCCCGAATTTCTCCAGGGATTCCTGCGCAATGTGTTCGATCGGTCAGGACATCTGTTGACGGAACCGTCCACGGATTGCATTCGACTCGTCAGGCAAGTCTGCCTGTTCGGGAAGAAGGTCAGGAGACCTTGCTCACCAGAGCGAGTCTCGGCCGCCGCGGACGCGTACGTCGAATGTGACCAGAGTCTCGAGGACCCTGGGGGTGAACTGTGGCAGACTTTCAGACAGGTGGCGTCTGTCATCTGTGAGAGTTTGCAGTCGATCGAGACGCTTGTCAGCGTCAACATCGACGAGGTTCTCCCTCACCACGGTCCGGGGGCTACGGCGGAGCACATTCTGGGAAACCAGAAGTGGTCTTTCCGGCGATGGCACAAACGGCTCGAAAGAGTCGGATTCCGCTACCTGAGATTCGGCCGTGCCCAAAGTTATCTGGGCGAGATCGGCACCTCAGGAACAGTGCGAGTCCAAGGCGTTTGGCCGGAGATGGTCGAGCCCGAGGACGAGCAGCCCGTGAGGGTTGTGTTCGTCCCCAAGACGCAAGTGACACCTCGTGTTATTGCAGTTGAGCCTGTGTGTATGCAATATGCACAGCAGGCCCTCAAGGACAAGCTTGTGCGGCTCCTGGAGAGGAACCGCTATACGGGTGGTCACATCAATTTTCGTGACCAGACCGTGAATCAGGCTTTGGCCCTCGACGCGTCTAAGACTGGCTACTTCGCCACCTTGGACATGTCTGAAGCCAGCGATCGTGTCTCCTTGGCTCACGTGACGGGTATGCTGGAAAACCTTCCTGCCTTCAGGCAGTGGGTCCTGGCGTGTCGTAGCACGAGGGCTGAACTTCCCGATGGTCGAGTGATCGACTTGAAGAAGTTCGCGTCCATGGGCTCAGCACTCTGTTTTCCCGTGGAGGCTTTGGTGTTCTACATGAGCATCATTGCCTCGCGGATTCTCAGAGCTGATGTCGCTGTTGACAGCCGGTCCGTCCGTTTCTACGGACGTGACACATTCGTCTATGGGGACGACTTGATCGTTCCCGCAGACGAGGCATCTGCGATCTGTGATGACCTTGACAGCCTCGGCTTCAAGGTCAACCGACGCAAGTCTTTCTGGACAGGTAAGTTCAGGGAGTCTTGCGGAGTCGACGCCTACGACGGGGTCAACGTCACACCGACGTACCTCAGAGTGGACGTTCCGGCGGATCGCGCGGACGTCTCCGGTCTACTGTCGACCATGTCAACCACTGAACAGCTTTACTCAGCTGGATTGTGGGAGACTGCCGGCGCATTAAGGAAATGCGTCGAGGAAGTCTTCGGGGAACTCCCGGAGGTTCCGGTCAACAGCCCCGCGGTTGGGTGGCACCACCACAGCGAAGTGGCGTTGCCCAAACGGTGGAACGACGACATTCAGCAGTGGGAATACCATTGCTGGGTTGTCTCTCCGCCTAGCATCGAGGATCCCATCGAGGGAGACCCGGCGCTCGCGAAGTGCTTCAGGACGATCGGCAAGACTGACATCCTTGACGTGATTCGAGGGGTTAGTCCAACGGTCAATCCTGACCACTTGGAGGAGTCCGTTAGGCCCTACTGCCTAAACCTAAAACGTAGGTGGGTCCCGTTCACATAAAAGTGGACGGGGTGGAGCAACACGCTCCGTTGGG